TTGAAGTCTTAAGAGAGGCTTTTGATCTTAGTCAAAGACGCAAATTTGATGTAAAAGACAATGAAGGCAATATTGTTTTATCTTTGTATTTTAAAGCCATAACAAGAGCCGACAGAGCTAGAGCCACACAAAGAGCAAACAGTGACGATCCTTTGATTGTTTCTACACACATGCTTTGCCAATTAGCAGAGAATGAAGATGGAACCAAAGCTTTCCACCCCTCTGACTTTGCAAGCTTACAGAATGATTTACCAGAAAATGTATTAAATGAAATTGAATTATTTTTGTTTGGTGTTAATTCAAATGTAAGTCTTGAAAACTCAAAGGAATCTTAAGGGGGGATAACTGGTTATTTTTTGAGTTTTTCCTTGCAACAGAATTAGGTAAGACCGTTAGTGAATTAAGAACTCAACTTACTGATGAGGAGTTCATTTATTTTGCTGCATACTATGAAGTAAAATATGAAAAAGAAAAAAAACAAGCTGATGCTATCAAACGCAAATCACGTTAATATAAAAGAAGTTATTGTTTAGTCGTGGCAGTCTCAAACGTTGAACTTAGAGTAAATGCCACTCAAGCCGTTGCAGCATTAAATAGGGTTAATAAAGGAGCTACAACTTTTAATAGAACAGTCAACGGTACATCTGGACAGTTAAAACAAGCTAATAAAGGTTTTTCAATATTACCACCAGCTTTAGTTGCCACAGGTGCAGGGGCAAAAGTAGCTGCTGGAGGGTTTGCGACATTACAGGCAGCATTAGCACCAATATTAGCTCCTTTGATAGGTTTAGGGGCTGCTATTGGAACTTTAACTGCCTCTTTTGGTATCCTTGCAAAACAAGATTTTTCAGAAGCAAAACTCAATACTTTAGGTGTAAATGTTGACGAATTAACCCCTAAATTATCAGTCTTATCTAATGAATTAAGTGGGCAAGCATCAGCTTTAGATTTGTTATCAGCATCTTATGATGTAGCATCTGCTGGTTTTGGTGAGACTGCTGAGTTGTTAGATGTTTTAAAGGCATCACAGTTAGGAGCAACTGGTGGATTTTCTGATCTAGCTACTGTTGCTGATGCAACTACATCTGTTTTAAATGCGTATGGTTTGGAATCAGATAAGGCCGCAAAGCTAGTTGATGGATTTATACAAACACAGAATGACGGTAAAATTGTTGTAGATCAGTATGCACAGCAGATAGGTCGTCTTGCACCTATAGCGGCTGGTGCTGGTGTAAGTATAGATGAATTAAATGCTGCGATTTCTGCTGTCACTGCAACTGGTGTTCCTGTTGAATCTACCTTTGCTGGACTACGACAGGTTATTGCTTCGATACAAAAGCCCACTGGTGAAGCATCTAAAGTTGCAAAAGAACTTGGAATTGAATTTAATGCTGCTGCTATAAACTCAAAAGGTTTATCTGGTGTCTTGGAGGATATTATTGCTAGTGGTGGGGCAAGTCAAGATAAACTTGCGAAATTATTTGGTAGTGTAGAAGCACTTACAGCAATACAACCATTATTGAATGATGAGTTAGTAAAATTTAATGAAGCTTTAGAAAATCAAGTCAAATCACAAGGCAACGCAGAAAGAGCAGCTTTTACTGCTGGAAATACTATAAATGGACAATTAAAAAGATTATCAAGTGCATTTACAAACTTAGTGGCTGATGGTTCAGAGTTTGGAATTGTAATAAGAGAAACTTTAAAAATTACTGCTGTAACTGTTGAAGCTTTAGGTCTTGCTGTAAAAGCTACTTTTGCACCTTTTAGAGCTTTATTTGCATTTATAGGGGAAATCAGTAATGCAGTTATAGGTGAATTTGGTGGAGAGGCTATTGATATTGTTATTGCTTTTGAAAAAGCTTGGATATTTGTTAAAGATGCTATAGCCCAAAGCACAGAAAACTTGATAAAACTTGGCAGAAAAGCTGGATCAATTATCGGAAAAGTAATCAAAGTAATATTTGATGGTTTAAGAAAAATAAAAGAATTTGTTGAGGGTAATCCTGTCCTTAACTTTTTGTTAGGACAAATTGAAAAAATTACACCAAAAATAGAAATTGAAATAGAATCTGAGGATTTAGATAATCTTAATAAAGATTTAGAAAAGACAAATAAAAGAGCAGAAGAATTAAAAGAAGCTTTTAAAAAAATTGGAGAAAATATTGAACAATCTATTGTTAGTAACTTGGCAGATGCCGTAGAAGGTACAAAGACACTAGCCGAAGCAGCAGTAAATGTTCTTAATAAATTAAAAAGAGCTTTAATAGAATTAGCAATACAGCAAGCAGTTTCTGGAATTGGTAACTTTTTAGGAAATGCTCTTGGTGGGATATTTGCTGGTGGCTTTGGCGGTGGTGGCGGTGGATTAAATTCACAGGCTTTAGGAAGAGCAGCTTCAAGACAAACTGGTATTCCTATGAATTTGCCAGCAGGATCGTTCAACATTACACCAAAAGCTAATGGTGGGCCTGTATCGGCTGGTGGCAGTTATTTGGTTGGGGAAAGAGGGCCAGAACTTTTCAGTCCTAGAAGTTCTGGTATGATTACGGCAAATGAAAAACTTGGTGGCAGTACAGTAAATAATATGATTACAGTAAATGTAGATGCCTCTGGAAGTTCAGTTGAAGCTAATGAAGGACAGGCAAATGCTTTTGGTGCGGCCTTAGGTGCTGCAATACAGGCAGAACTGATCGCTCAAAAACGTGCTGGAGGGCTTTTATCTAACGCATAATCATGGCAGCATTTCCAACTACAGTTAAACCTATTTACGGCATGACAAAAAGAAGTCAGCCAAACATTTCAACTATTCGTTTTGCAGATGGTTTTGAACAGCGTCAATTAGTGGGCATTGCTGCACATCAAAATCCAAAGATTTATAATTTGACTTTTGCAAATATTACTGAAGCTCAAAGTGATGAAATTACATATTTTTTAAATGAACGTGCATTAGATCAAGCATCTTTTACATTTACACCAGAGGGCGAAACATCTACAAAGACAGGGACATATTCTCAAAGTGGAACTACTATTACAGTTTCTATAACAGCACATCAATTATTTGCAAATGATTCTATAACTGTTGATTTTACATCTGGCAGTGCATCTGATGGTACATTTTCTGTTGTTTCTTTAACTGATGCAAATACTTTTGTAATTACTGCTGGAAGTAGTGCAACAACTTCTGGTAATGTTTCGGTCACAAAAACAGGAACATCAAATTTTGTCTGTCAAAGATGGCAAAAAACAATTACTTATAATGGTAGAGCATCAATAAATGCAACATTCAGGGAGGTATTTGAACCATAATGGCAATACCAACAGAAGAACTACAGAAAGCAAATCCAAGTGCAAAGATAGAACTTTTTGAAATTCATTTAGTATCGGGATTACATGGAAGTTCTGATGTTAGCAGGTTTCATAATGGCATCAATATGAATACAACTGCTAATGTAGTTTTTCAAGGTAATACTTACACAAGAATCCCAATAGAGGCGAATGGTTTTGAATATTCAATACAAAGGACAGCATTGCCAAGACCAACTGTAAGGATTAGTAACTTGGCCTCAACTGTCACAGCATTAATGACACAGGCTAATTTAACAACCCCAAAAAACGATTTAAATGGAGCAAAATTCAAAAGAATAACTACTTTGTTAAAATTTATTGATAATGCAAATTTTGCATCTGGGACTAATCCTTTTGGAACACCAGCTAACAATACTTATGAAAACCATACTTTTTTTATAGATAGAAAAACTATTGAAAGTAAAGATTTTGTAGAATTTGAACTTGCAATGTCTTTAGACTTGCAAAATCGAAATGCACCTAAGAGAATAATTACAAGAAAAGATTTTCCTTCTGTTGGTACTTTCGCATGAATACTTGGCAAGAACAGGCATTACATCACGCAAAGGTTTCTCTACCAGATGAATCTTGTGGGTTAGTGCTTGATATTGATGGCAAAGAACAATATTATCCTTGTAAGAATATTGCGGTAGAGGGTGTAAATTCTTTTACGATAGACCCCGAAGATTGGGTAGCAGCAGAAGAAACTGGAACTGTATTACATATATGTCATTCACACCCAAACGGAGATCTGACAGCCTCTGAAGAGGATATAAAAAATTGTAATTTTCTTGGTTTATCTTGGTTTATTTTTGATCCAGAAAATGATGAATGTATAGAACTCAAACCAAAAAAACATAAACCCATGCTTACAAAAGATAAATTTATTGATAGAGAAAAAACAGAACACGAACAAGGTTTGAGAAAAATAAAAGTTTATGGAAGGTTAGCGGAGTTAGTGGGTTGGCACGTTAATTATGCAGATGTAAAAAATATGAAAGATGTTTTTAAGTATTTAATTTGTAATTATCCAGAATTAGAGCCGCATCTTCAGCAAAATATGTATAGGATTTGTGTTAATAATGATGTCTTAATAAATCAAGAAGATTTACTTGTAAAAAGCGAGGGAGAGATAAAAATAATTCCTATTGTTTCTGGTGCTTGGTTTTTTCTAGCAGCAGCATTTATTGGAGCAGGGGCGGCAACAGCAGGGGCGGCTGCTGGTACTTTTTTTGCAACAAAATTCGGAATAGCTCTTAGCACAGGTTTATTGACAACAGGTGTAACAATGGCAATAACTGGGGTTACAAATATGCTTTTTCCAGTACAGCAACCACAGATCGGAGATATAAGTGGCTTGAGTGAAACAGATGCAAGAGTTAACTATTCATTTAGTGGCATACAAAATGTTAGTAGGAGTGGAGTTTGCATGCCTTTAATATATGGAGAAGTGTTTTGCGGCTCTATTGTGGTGTCATCAGGAACTGACACTGCACCAGTATTTAAGAGTTAATTATGGTTTTACCAAGTAATCTAGGAGCAAACAGTTTATCCAATACTGGATTAAATGAAATAAAACAACTTGGGGCAACTGCTACCTCTTACTTTGACTCCACCATGAAAGATGGAGACATTGGTTCAAGGCAGTTTGTAACAGTGATTGATGTAATTGCAGACGGTCAGTTGGCTGGTTTTCCTTCTGCTATAGATGCTGGATTAACTCATGGAACTATTGCTTATCGTATAGCAAGCCTTAAAGATGTATTTCTTAATGGCAATCAGGTACTACAACAAAATGCAAGTAATACAGACCCAACTCCAAGTGATTTTAATTTTGGTACAAGTGAAGCAAATGCTCCATCTTTTTTCTCAAAATTAGGAACAGCAGATCAAACAAAAATTTTAGGACTCACAGAAACAGAAAGAGATCGAACCGTAGGGGTGACTGTAACAAAAGCACAATCTCAAACTGTTACTATTACTGATACTTCCACAGAAGGAGTAAGAGTTACTCTTGGTTTTCCAAGACTTCAAAAGATTGATGATGATGGCAACATATCTGGAACTACAGTTGAATATAATATTCAGGTAAAAGATCAGGCTGGTACATTATTAAAAAAAATTAATCCAGCAACTCTGTTAACAGGTTTGGATCGTGATATACATACTTCAGGAGGAAGACTCACTGGTAAAAGTACATCACCTTATTTTAAAGATCACATTATATTTTTTCCAGATGATATTGCTGCTTCTGATTTTCCAGTAACAGTAACCGTTGAGAGAGAAACAGCAGACAGCACAGATGTAACCATATCAGATACTTTTGAACTCACCTCAATTACAGAATTAATTTTTGAAAGTCCTACTTTTGCTAATACTGCTTATGCAGCTTTA